ATTGAAGGTAAAAAATATGAAATTATCAAACATGAAATTGATACAGTGGATGTAATCAAAACAAAGGTAGTAACTAAAAAAGGTGATGACATCTATCACGAAACAATTGTAGAAAAAGAGGTATTAATCCCAGCGGTTATAGATACCGCTGCATTATTAAAAGATTACTATTCAAAAGTCCTATACAAAGATGTGTTAGTATTACCCGATTCATTAGGAACTGTGTCTGTAACTGATACTATCTCACAAAATAGAATATTAGGTAGAACTTTCAACGCAAGTGTTAAACAAAGAACTATTACGGAAACTATGATTGTTAAAGAGCCTGCAAAAACTCAATTATATTATGGTTTGAATGCTGGGTTTAATAAAGAAGATTATGTATCAGCAGTTGGAGCTGGTTTGATTCTTAAAACTAAAAAGGATAAAATCTACAACTTAAACATTGGTGTAAACAATAGAACTGTTGATGGAACTAATGGTTCATTCTCACCTTATGTTGGATTTGGTACATATTGGAAAATTAAAGTAAAGAAATAATATGATAAAATTAATGGGTATTGTAACCGGAAAACCTAAAGTAAACGAAGTAAAGGATACTACGCAAATTATAGAGAAAATAGCTAAATTGACTGATAGAAACGACCATACTGGTGCTGTAATCGAATTAGCAACATTTTTAAATAATACAAAGGCTCTTAAATTATTACAAGCAATTGAAACAATACATGATATTGAAGGTTCTATGCCATCCGAAGTTTCTAAATATAGAAGTAGTATCCTAAAAGATTTGACAGATAAATTCAAATCAAAATACGGAGATGATGCGGCAAAACAATTAAATAAAGCGTTTTAATATGATAAAGCTAAAAGATTTATTAAACGAAGAAAAGCCGGGTTTATGGGCAAACATTAGAGCTAAGAAAGCTAGAGGTGAAAAACCTGCACATGGAAATTCTGAGGCACATAAAGATGCAGTTAAGGCTGGTAAGGAAATAAATAAAGAAGTAACTCTTACTGAAAAGAAATACTATGTAACGTACAACTTAGGTAGAGGTAGGGGAAAAGATTTAGAAAAGGAATTTGACCAAAAAACATTTAAGACAACTAATAAGCCAAAAGTATTTAATTCATATAACGATGCTAAAAAATACGCTGAAAAAATGGAAAAGATGTTCCAACATTCAATCGGAGGTGGAACGGCATATTGGGTATCGGATGAAAAAATGAATCCAATAAAAGAAGCAAAATCAGATTACGAAGTATATCACAAATCATACACATCAGCTATCAACGCAGCTAAAGAATACGCAGAGAAAAAAGGATACGAAATAAATGATGATGATTCTTTCAGACAAATAGGAATGGGTCCTAGAAAACCATCGGAAGGCAAGACTAATAAATTTAGTATTGAACTATCTAAAGATGGTAAGGTACAAAGAAAGAAACTTCAGATTCAGGTTTATGGTATGAGAAACTCATACGAATTGAACGCATACATCCAATAAAAAAATGAAACTTACAGAGTGCATTATTGTTTCTAAAGAAATAAATGATAAGTTTATCTTAGCTAAAAATAGAGATAGAGCTTATAATCCATCTTTAGAAATTGTACACACTATCATTGATGGTGTTGAAGTTGCATATCTACATGATTTAGTAACCGATTGGAGTGAGGGTTTGAACGAAAAAGGTATTGGTGTGGTGAACTCAGCATTACTTGTAGGACATGATGAAGCTGAGCATAAGATTGTAAAGAAAGGTGGTAAACCTGGACCTGATGGTGATAAGATGAGAAATATCATCAAACAACCTACTCTAATGAAAGCTGTAAAAGCAGCACTACAATATAAGGGTAAGAGTGGATTATCTCTTAAAGGTCATACATTTGTATCATCTCCAAAACATATGGTTAGTATTGAAACTACATCAAAGCATAAGCCGGATGTTAAACTTCAAAACTCCGAATCACCCGTTGTTCGTACAAATCACGGACACATGTTTACCGATGCTGGATATACGCATGGTGAGAAATACCTAAGTTCAAAAATGAGAAAGATATCTGCTGAGAAATCAATTGATAAAGTGGAAGATTGGAAACAAATAGCACAAGCTATGAGAAAGGAATACTTCCCAAAAAGACCTCAATTGAATATGAAAAGAGATACGGAAGAAATGTCTACATCATCTCAAACTGTAATGAACCTAACCGATAAGGTATTACAAATAACTTACTTTAAGAACAAAGTAAACGAATTCAAAGGTATTAATAGACAACTGCCTGAAGGATATCAACCTAAGATTACAATCGAAGTAATCCCAGTTTAATTTCAACATTTTAATAGAATCATATTTATATACATACAAAATGTAAATATATTAATATGTCAACTGAATTCGAATTATTTAAAGGAAAGAATTTAAGCTCTCTTTTCGAAGATATCTATAATAACCAACTTTCAAAAAAATCAAAAATAAGTTCTCTAATAGAGGAACTTAAAAAGATGATTAAACACTCTGGTGATGTGGCATCTGTAGGACCTATCCTATCTTCACTAATTGATAGTTCAGTAAAGAACGATGACCAATTGGTTAAGTTAGCAACAATTGCAACTAAGATTATTGCATCTGAAAAGAAAGCAGAAGGGCAGGATGGTTTCCTAACGGAATTTGAGAAAAACCAATTATTGCAAGATTTAGAAGATACCAAAGCAGAAGTTGAAAGAGTGGATGATTTGGAATTTGAGTTGGAAGATTTAAAAAAGAAAATGAAATAATATGGGATTACAAAATGCAAGTGTTTCAAATGCTCTGAATAATAGATTTGGTACTAAAGATACTACTTTATCTAGATTTGGTGTAGTTTATTCTGTAATATTAGATGAAACCCATCCGAAAATAAAACAATCACCAAATGATTCATTTGATTCAAGAATAGTTGGATGTGTTGAATTTAGATATCAAAATGATTTCACTACAAATGATAGAGATTTACCATTAGCATATCCATTTGATAAAAATTTTGTAAACCTACCAACAAAAAATGAAGTTGTAGAAATAATTCAATCAAACGCTGGGCCTATATTGTATAAAAGAATAGGTGCAGAACCATCACCAAATATAAATGCACAATCTACTTTAATAAGTAGTGTATTTGCACCAGGTTCTACACAATCTCCAGAGAAAACTACATCAGATTATTCCAAAGTTTCACAAACAGGTATAACAAAAACAAACACATCTGGTAATTTAAAATATGATGGATATGGAAAATACTTTAAAGCTGAAAAAACTCATAAATTAAAACTATATGAAGGTGATACGTTAGTACAGAGTAGATTTGGACAATCAATAAGATTTTCGGCATATAATAATGAAAAAAATATATATTCACCTGTTATTCTTATTAGAAATTCACAAAATGAAATATCTAAAAAGCAAGATATATCAACAATTGTTGAGGAAGATATAAATAGAGATGGTAGTACAATAGCAATAACATCAAATCAATATCAATTACCATTCCAACCGGGAACAGTATCCGATAAAGGTTCATCTGATTTTGAAACAAAACCAAATACATTCAAATCATATCCATCCAAACTAATAGGAGACCAGGTATTAATTAATTCTGGTAGAATAATATTATCAGCAAGAAATGCTGAAATGATATTCTACTCAAAAAAAAATTATGGGTTTATTTCAGATGGTGCAATGTCAATAGATAATAAGCTTGGTATAAACGTAAATGTAAACGATACAATTGATGTAAAAACAAATGATAGGGATATAAGACTTGTTACTGGTACTGGTAGAATATATTTGGGTAGATATGGAGCTTCTGGTGATGCTGGTGCCCCTATACAAAAAATGGTAATGGGTGGTGAGTTGGTTAAAATCCTAAAAGATTTAATAGATGCTGTAACTAAACAACAATATGCAACCCCTTGTGGACCTACTGCATTAGGACCAACTAATTTAGCAGATTTTAATTTAATAAAAACAAAATTAAATCAAATTCTATCAAACAACAATTATTTAAGTAGATAATGTGGGCAATCTATAAAGTAAACATGCTAAGAAAGATGTCCAGTGGGGCATTTGCAAAAGATATAGATGGTTTTGCAATATCATTTGCCGATGAATTTGATGCGTGTATAAAAAGAGGAGGAGACTTAATCAACGGATGTAATGTAGTAAATGGTAATAAACAAGCTTTAATTTTAGGAATAAAGGATGCATTAAAAAAAGGACAAAGTGCTGGTATTGGTAATTTTAATTTGTTAAATGAATTAGGACCTGCAATAGTTGCATATTGGTCTGGTGCAACATTATCACCATATCCAAATCCTTTGGTAAAACCGGGAGGTTGGCAAAGTACACCACCTGCAATTGGTACTGTTTTAAATTTAGGACCAGAACCAATACAAACCGCCGCATCTGCTGCAAAAATAACTGCTGAAAAAACTGCAACCAAAATAGCAATAGATGAATTAAAAAAACAAAAGATAAATATTCCTCCTTTGGGTGAAGTTAATATATACGATACTGTTGAAAAGATATTAGCTAAAAAAATAAATGACCCACAAATATTAGCACATCCCGCAATATACCCAGCCGTACTATTGGTTAAGTTAGCAAGAGAAACTAAAATACCTTCTCCAAATTTAGCGTTAAAACCTGGTAATTTTATAAAATTTCCACCACTTCCAGATAGAAAAAAATTAATAGAGGAAGCAAAGAAAAAATTAGAGGAAGAAGCTGAAAAACAAATAAAAGAGCAAATCAAAAAACAAATAATAGAACCTGTAAAGGAAGCAATACTTACGCCAATAGAACAGGCAATAGAACAGGCAATAGCAATAGCTAATACAGTTAGACCTTTACCAACCAAAGCTCAAATAAAAAAATATGTTAAGGATACGTTTGAAGGTATAATACCTGATTTACAATTACCTGGTATAACAATACCAAAAATACCAACTAAAGCAGAAATTGAAAAAATTGTAAATGATATAATAGCAGGATATATACCAAATATACCAAATCTAAAATTACCAAAAATACCAACCAAAGAGGAAATAAAAGCTATGGTATATGAGATGATTAAAGATAAAATCCCACAAATACCAAATTTTAATATAGTCCTTCCTAGTTTGTATTTTAAACCAAGTTCAAACATTTTAATAAATCCGTTGGTTAATTATTGTAAAACGCAAATGCTAACAACTGGTGGTATAATAAATGTATTAGCACAATATCCACCACCAGCAATACCAGCACCAGCTATTATTAAATGGGATGGATATAGAGTTCCTGATGGACCTCCTGTACCTGATATACCAATACCACCGGCATTTCCATCAAATATACCATTACCAGATACTTCAAAATTAATAACAGAATTACCTAAAATTAAATTAGAAGTACCTAAATTTGAAGTACCTTCGTTGGGTAGTGTGGCATCTATAATAACAATATAAGTGACAAACCTGTATTAATTCCCAAAAATAATCTAATCAAATATTTATAAACATAACAAACAAGACAATATGGATACTGATAAACTATTAAAGGCTATTCAGATTCTTATTAAAGAGGAGCTTAAAGAGCAATTACCTGCTTTAATTAAGGAAGGTGTGAAAGCCGAAATGAAAAAAATGTTAGCAGAGATTAAACAACCAGCTAAACCAAAAACTACTGGATTATCAATGGCAAAAGCTATGATGGAAGATGAATTGATAGAAGAATCGGTTCAAATGAATGCATCCGCAAAGCAATTTAGTAAAAACCCAATGATTAATCAAATTCTAAATGAAACCGCAATGGCACCAAAAAGTTCTGGAGATGGTTATAGAACGATGAGTTTTGGGCAGGGAGACATGGGTTCGATTGTAGGTAGAACAGCAATAGCTGAAAAAATGGGATATGGTGATTTAGCAAAAGGACCTTCTCCAACTGGATTGGGTGTAAACACTGGTGTACCTGAATTAGATAAAGCATTGAATAGAGATTATTCTGAACTTGTTAAAAGATTTAAAAAGTAATATAAAATGGCAGTACCTTTAGGACAGGAATTAGTAGTTGATAGTAAACAATTTTCTGACTATGCTATTGGAATAACACTTCCAATACAAATAGGTAATACTGCTTTTAATCAAACTTTTTACACAATAGACCAAGCAAGAACTAATATAAAAAATTTACTATTAACAAAAAGAGGAGAAAGATTAATGCAACCTCAATTCGGAAGTGGGTTACAGGAGTTTTTATTTGAACCGATTACTGATGAAATTGCCGATAGGATTGAATCTGAAATACTAAATACAATAGCACTTTGGTTACCATATATAACTGTAAATTCAATTGAAGTAGATACTACATCAGATAGGGAACAAAGCACTATTAATTTAAATCTATCATTTTCGGTTGCAAATGGTACAGCAAATACAAATAATACTACAATTAGATTTCAACAATAAAAGATAGATGAACAAAAATTTTAAAAATAGAGGAAAGGATATAAAGTACTTAAATAAAGATTTTGGTGCGTTTAAAAATAATCTAGTAGATTATGCCAAAACTTATTTTCCAAAAACTTACTCCGATTTTAGCGAAGCTTCTCCTGGTATGATGTTCATAGAAATGGCAGCATATATAGGCGATGTTATGGGATTTTATATAGATGATACTTTGAAAGAATCATTGATGCCATACGCTGAAGATATAAACAGTGTAATTACACTATCTCAACAATTGGGTTATGTACCAAAAGTAACATCCCCAGCAATTACAACATTATCTGTATATCAATTAGTTCCATCGGTTGGTAATGGAGCGGCTAATGCACCTGATTCAAAATATTATTTAAGAATCAAAGAAGGTATGCAAGTTGAAAGTGCAAACAATATAAATTTCTTAACAACAGATGTTGTAGATTTTGCAGATGAAACAAATAGAGAGATAGCAGTTTATCAAACCGATTCTATAACAAAAGAACCAACATTCTATTTAATTAAAAAATATGTTCAAGCTATATCTGCAACTGTTAAATCTGCTGAATTTACATTTGGTAATTATCAAGCTTATCAAACGATAGATTTACTTGATACTAATATTATTCAAATATATGATGTTAGGGATAGTGATAATAACAAATGGTATGAAGTTCCGTATTTAGCACAAGAAATGGTATTCATTGATTATCCAAATACAGAAGCAAATGATCCTGAATTAGTTCAATTCAAAGAATCTGTACCATTTATTTTGAAAACTATAAAAACTCCAAAAAGATTTACTGTAAGTGTGAATCCAAATGGTACAAAATCAATTCAATTTGGAGCTGGTGACCCATCAGCATCTGATGAACAATTAATTCCAAATCTTAAAAACGTAGGATTGGGATTACCAAATTCAATAAGTAGATTAGAAGAATCATTTGACCCAACAAACTTTTTGAAAACAAAAACATATGGTACATCACCAGCAAACACAACCATAACTGTAAAATATTATGTTGGTGGTGGTGTTGAATCAAATACTCCAAAAAATACATTAATAAGATTAGGAACGTATGAATTGGATAACGATGTATCAACATATACAGAAGCTCAAAAAGCAGTTTTTAATTCAATAAAAAATTCAATAGGAGTTGATAATGAAATTCCTGCTGTTGGTGGTAGAGGTGGTGAAACTATTGAAGAAATAAGACAAAACGCATTAGCAAATTTTGGTTCACAAAATAGAGTAGTAACTGCAAAAGATTATCAAGTAAGAGCTTTATCATTAAATCCAAAATATGGTTCTATTGCAAAAGCATTCGCTATAGCTGATGGTAAATTAGATAATAATTCACCGGCATCTATATTAGCATCTCCAAATAACTTACAAGAGTTTACGGATTTGGTTATGTCATTTGTTAAAAAGCCTGATAACGAAGAACCAACGGAGGGAAGTGTTAAAAGTGATATCCAAAAATTTTTAATAGGAAAAACAACAAATATGGATGAGAAAAACAATCCATTTGCTGTAAACTTATATTTGCTTGGGTATGATAACGAAGGACATTTAACTGAACTTAATATGGCAGTTAAAGAAAATCTTAAAACATATTTAAATGAATATAAAATATTAACCGATGGTGTTAATATAAGTGATGGTTTTGTTATAAATATTGCACTGGATTTTGAAATAAAAGTTTATAACAATTATAATAAGAGTGAAGTTTTAGTTAATTGTATAAATGAATTAAAAGATTATTTTACAACAGACAATTGGACATTCAACCAAACAATAAACATAGGTGAAGTTGAACTAATTATAGCAAATGTTGATGGTGTATCGTCTGTTGCTAAAGTTGAATTTACAAATAAATGCGGAGACCCATACTCTCCAAATCAATATAATATAGCAGGGGCAACTAAAGATAAGATTATATATCCATCGTTAGACCCTTCGGTTTTCGAAATTAAATTTCCGAATTCGGATATAAGAGGGAGGGTTAAATAATGTATAGCTTTTTAACAGCATCAAAAGATGCAACGATTTACTTACAGCAACCCAATCAAAATACTGGGTTGGATGAAATATTAGAAGTAAGTAAAATTTATTATGGCAGTGTAAAAGATATATCAAGATCTTTGATAAAGTTTGATATATCCTATATTTCGCAATCACTAATAAATCAAACTGCACGTTTGGAAGAAGTTTCACTTATAATGAAAGAAACTCAAAGTGAAGAAATTCCACTTGATTACACATTATATGCTTATCCTATTTCCGGAAGTTGGGAAATGGGTATTGGTACTCGATTTGATGAAATATCAACAATGGGAGTTACTTGGAGAAATAGAGAAGGCGATTCCAAACTTAAATGGTTGATAGATACTACCACAGATGGTATAACTACAAACTTTGCAGCAGGTTCTACTGGTTCGTATTCTGGATATGGTGGAGTTTGGTATACTGGATATACAGCTGAACAAAATTATTCATACAATACGGCGGATATACATATGGATATAGAACTTATGTTGAAAGGTTGGTTGAGTGGCTCTATACCAAACGATGGAATTATAGTTAAATTTTCAGATGATACCGAAACTGATAATAATGATTATGGTATAGTTAGATTATTTGGTAAAGAAACGCATACCATATATCAGCCAAAAATAAGAATTGGGTGGGATGACCAAACATTTGTAACTCAATCATTAGAACCATTGGTATCTAACGAAATTAAAGTAACAGTTACTAATTTAAATAAAGAATATAAAGTAAATTCAAAACCAATTATAAAAATATTTGCTAGAGAATTATATCCATTGAAAACATTTAGTTCTAACTTTAGATATAAAACTGTAAAGTATTTACCACAAACAACTTATTATCAAATTAAAGATTTGGATACGCAGGATGTAATAATACCATTTTCGGAATTTTCAAAAGTTAGTTGTAATAATAATGGTAATTTTATTCAACTTGATTTGACAAATTGGGAAACTGATAGGGTATATAGTATTGAAATAAAGGTTGATAATAATGGTAATGTTCAATATTTTGATGATGATTTAACATTTAGTGTTGTAAAATAAAAAAATGAATACTGGTTTAAAAAACGAAAAATTAGTTGGCAAAATTTTAGTGAGTGGTTCATCTGCACTAAAACCTAAAAATAATGGTATCAATTTATTTGAAGAATTGAGTACCGATGATGGGGTAGTGTCTTCTAAATTACTTAAACCAAAGTATAATAAAGAGCAATTAATAAAATCCATAGATACCACAATTATAGAACTTATACCAGTTGAAGTTCCTGAACTTCCTGATATGGTACTTCGTTCTATATGGTTGGAAGCACTTGCTGAAATCGAAATAAGAGATAACGAAATACGAAGATTGAATGGTATCATTTCTGGATTGGAAGCTAGAATTTTAGAATTAGAAGCAGAATTAGAAAATTTAAGAATTGAACTTGATTCTCAAAAAATATTATCAGCAACATACCAAAACCAAAATCAATTATCAGTAACAAGAGTACAACAATCAATTGGTGATTTGCAAAACTCTTTACAAAAAGCAACAGCTGAAGCAATACAAAGAGTTTCTTTAACTGCTAGAGTTGAATCTTTATTTGAAGAAAATAAAAGATTAAAAGATGTATTAGAAGGTAAGCAAGCTAAACAAGCGGAAGGTGCTAAAGTTGGTATGGATTTTTCAATTAAAGTTATTACTAAGGGTGATGCAGCAAGTCAAGACGATTTGATATTTAATGCTAGAGCTAAAGATGATGGTAGAGGTAAGTGGATTAATGGACCTGATATAGAATTATATAATTTTAGTAGTGAAGAAGTAACAATTAGCTTTACACAAACTGGAGAAGTTAAAGGTATAATAAACCCAGTAAGTTCTGTTACATTAAAACCAAAACAAACATCTAAAATTACGTTAAAAACAAATGATGATAAGGTAGATGATTTTGCACCATCTGCTGGTGTTGGACTTACTGGTGATAAAACATATAGAGGTTCATTTGTAGCAAAATCAAATAAATCAACACTAAATCTTTCTATACAATTACAAAAACAAAGAGGAAACCAATTCTGATAATAAAAAATTATGGCATTACAAAATTTTAAAGATATTATTAACAATAAGGCGTATCGTATTCAATCGAAGGATAGAGAAATTTTTGAAAAAGGAAATTTACAATCTTTCTTTGGGTTTAGTGATAAGGACGTTATTGAGTTTATAGTATATGATGCTAATGATAATCAACTACCTCAAAAAGACTGGGGAATAGTTAGATATATACCAATGACAGATGAAAATATAGGAGATTATTTTTTAATAGCAGACGGTACTATTTTACAAGCTTACAACTTTCCAAATGAATACTTTATTGATATTGAAAGACTCTTAAATGAAGCTGGTTATGAAAATGGTATATTTAAAACACAAATAAATTTACTTAATAATAGAGTAGGTAGTTCTCAAAAGTTTGATAAATTATGGATATCGGAAGTATCTCCATCTAGAACTGAAATAAGAGTGTTTCCATTAAAAAGAAAGGAAACGGAAGGAACTGATTTGTTTGAAAGATTTAATATATTTGTTAAAGATGGTGAATTTAGAGAAGATACAATCAACTCTGCATTATCTATTATAGAAAAGGTATCACCGCAACAAGTTGCAAGTGCACTATCTACCAAATATGGAAAAAATTGGGTTGATAAATTAAGGAGTGAATACAACATTACAAATTTAGAATTATTTTTAAATAACGTACAAAGTAAATTTGTACAAGCATCCTTATATGAATTTACAAATAGGATTTCAGACCCATTAGATTTGAATTATGGTAAACCAAAAAGAACAAAACCAAAGTTGGATTTATCAAAAACAAATATTAAACAAAAATGTGTAGACCTTTATATAAGAGCTTTGGATTTTTATTTATCAAGACCAGCTTTTGTACAAAATAGTAGTTTTGATTTGGATACCGATTCAAGTAAAGATATAGTTGGACAAGTATTACAAAGAACACAATCAGATTCACTTATAGATACTACTTCTCCTACAGTTAAAGTAACAAAAGTTACAAAACCAAATATAAGTAGTTCTGAAATACAACTTAAATCTGAAATAATTAAAGAATTACCACCACCACCTCCACCTACACCGGTAGTTGGCCCACCACCACCATTTAACCCTGAAATAGGAGGAGGAAATAATTCTGGAAAAAATTATTACCAAATTAGAGTAACAAGAATGGGAATTCCTGCTACACTTGAACAAAGTGCTTTTACATTTATAAATTCAAATGGGCAGCAAGAAACTATACAATATGATGGATATGGTTTGGTTGGTGTATATTGTATGTTAGATGGTTCTTGGCAAAATGGGTCATATTATTTATATGAACTAACTCAAGTTGGTTTATGTGGACCTGCAAACAATAATAAAGATTTGATAGATGTTATTGATTACAAAACACCACAAGATACAATACAAAAACCAACGGAGTTTATAACACCAGATGGATTACCAAATGTAAGTATTGTAAATGATACTAAATATGTGGACACGGTTGTAAATAATGATAATTACAATAGAAATGACTTTATGAATGATAGAGCAATGGCTGATACACCTAATAGAATTAACGAATTATAATATTTAGTATTAATGGCAACCATATTTAAAAATATATTGAATAAGATAAAAGCAAACGCTAGTGAAGTTGGTAAAACGGTTGCTAAAGGAGCTGGAATTTTTGGGAAACGAAGTGCAAAAACAAAAGTTACCGGTGAAAACGAACCAAGAATATTTAGTGGTTTGCCTGTTGTGGGTGCAACTGCAGTTAGAAGCGCTGGTGGATTATTCTCATCTAGAGGAGCATCTGTTTCTGTTCAAAATAGTTCTGTTGAAGATATAGAAAATAAAATAACACAACCAATATTTTCAGATACTTTAGAAAAATTACCACCACCCATTGTTAATAGAGACCCTAATTATTTAGGTACTGAAAACGCAGATATACAAAATAGATTTAGAATTTTTTCAAATATAAAGGGAGCAAGTATATTTGTAAATGGTGAAAATACATTTAAAGAAACTCCAAATAGTTTAAACTTTTTCTTTTCCGATATACTAAAAGATGGGCAAAAAGTAATAACTTTAGAGAAGCAAGGATATGTTGCGGAAGAATCTTATGTAATAAATGTAATATCTAATAGAAGTGAAGCAGATGAATTTATACAACCAGAACCAATAGATTATAGTATTCAAGGTTATGATTCCTTTTTTAGAAGAAATGATGTAACTGCAAGAGATTCTATTTTTAAACCTAATTTAGCTTATTCATCAAAACCAAGATATCTATTCAATGTAACAAAAATTGTTGGTACTCAAACTGAAATTTTAGAAATAGATGATGCGCAATTCAAAAGCTTACAATTTACTTTAAATACAAAAAAAGAAGATGTACCAACCGAAGAAGATAAAAATGATATAACTGTTGAAGTTTCGGCAAAAAATCCATTAGCTGTAAAAGTAACTATAATAAGGTCAGGAATAAATCTAATTAGAGGTTCACAGGCTTTACCTATTACACTACAAGCTGGACTTAATAAAATAAGTGCACCTAAAAATTCTAAAATAAAAATAGAATCTGCAGATTTAACATCATATAGAATAACTGAAATAGCTGCTTCTGGTAAAACAACTAATTACGAAACACAAAAAGCATCAAATTCCACAAGTTTATCAACTACGTTAGATTTGTTGGAAGATATATCATTTGGCGTAACTACGGAAGATTTGGAGGTAATAGTATTGGATATACCAACTATAAAATTAAACAATCCTTCTGTAGATAGAATATACAACAAAAATACTAATACTGGATTACCAATTGGTATAACTAAAACTGGAACATTAACTAGATTAGTTGCATATGTAAATAATAAAGAATTTAACTTTAGTGATTTAGGAAATACAAACGGAAGTGGTGAAGCCAATTTAGGAATCGTAATACCAGCTAATGTTATAACTACAGTAGGTAGATATAAAGTTGTATTAATACCATATAATGTAAATAATGCAGGTGAATCAATTGAAATTTTATATAATGTAGTTGATGATGTATTTGTTGAGGTTCCTGATATATTTGATATAACATATCCAAGTGAAATACAAGCAGCAGATTACGTTGGTACTGATGTAAATTTCAAAATAAAATTTGATTCAAAGAATACAACATACGTTAGAATATACTTTGGAGAAGCTTGGCAACAAATACCTGCATCAGGAGAATATCAATTAAATGTACAACAAGCATTAGATTTACTTAATAAAAAATATACAGAAAGTGAAACTGATATAAACTTTTCTCTTAAATTAATACCATATAACACATCTGGTAAAGAAGTAGTTGAGGGAAAATCGGAAATAATATCAATTAAATTTAATAAAGGAAAATTATTTGTACCTAGAGCAGTAGCAATTAATAGAATAACAGATTCATTTAAATCCTTATTAGATTTTGTTGAAGCTGAGGATGAATCATCTAAATACTTAACTCACTTATTACATCTTGGTAATGGTAATAATAAAGTTATTACAACTTGGACTGGTAGCAAGGATTCACTAATTTTAAAATTATATGAACCAATTGGAACTGATATACAACCAAATGATTTGGTATGGATTTCAAAACCACAAGCAAATCCAATAATTGAAACTGTAACTTTAGTTTCAAATCCACAAACGCAATGTAATTCATTAAAAGGACCTAATTTTTTATTGGAGATTGATAATGGTATTGGTTGGTCTGTGTATGATGAGTTAATATCAAATGGTTCTGAAACATCTACACAATTAGTAAATAAAATAGCAAGTGGGTCTAAAATAGATACTACTAAATTAGATATATTATATGTAAGTGGTTCTGAATTACTATTTCAAAATTTTGTAAATTATAGTTCGGCTGAAGAAAGAGTTAATAATTTTTACTATAAAGTTCAATTAGTAGAAGCATATCAATCTAAGTACAATTCTATAATGAGTGGTTCTGGTGGAACTTCATCAGATGTATATAATAATGCACAAAGATACAAAGATTCTATAAATGAGATAGTTAATAACTTTGATGGGTTTGAAAACTTTTTATATACAGACACAGAATATGATACAACTATATCATATCCAAAAGATGTAAATGGTAATTTAAAACCATCTACTCATATTGATTCTGTGGCTTGGTTGGATTATATAAGTTCTTTATCAAATTATTACGATAGAGATAATCCAAACTACTTAGTAAACAACATACCTGAATTTATAAAAGAAGATTATAATAACGAAGATTTTTTCCTATTTTTAAATATGATAGGAAATCACTTTGATATTTTGTGGATGTATATAAATGCATTTGCAAGAAATAAAATATCTCACCATAAAAAGAATTTAGGTGTTATAGATGATATGGTATTCCATATGTTAGAAAGTTTTGGTTGGGATACTAAAAAAGCATTCGATTCTCAATTCCTTTGGGAATATGCATTTGGTTTAAATAAAGATGGTTCTCAGAAATACGGAATATCTTTAGCAGATGCTAATCAAGAAGTATGGAGAAGAATTTTAAATAACTTACCATACCTATTGAAACATAAAGGTACTGCTAGAGCTATGAAAGCTATTATGGCTTGTTATGGTGTACCACAATCTATGTTGACAATAATGGAGTTTGGTGGTCCACAAGACCCAACTCGTGGTGGTGTTACACAATTTACATTTGATGATAGAACGGCAGCTATAAATTTAAATGAACAATCTGCAATAAAAGTTCCTTGGCATGATTTCCAAACCGAAGGATATCCGAATTGTATAGAGTTAAGAGTACTACCATCTAAAATACCAAACACAATATACAATATTGTATCTGGTAGTGAATGGTCTTTAGACTTGGTAAGTACAACTGGTTCTTTTGCTAAATTAGAATTAAATTTTGGTGGAGATATAGCAGCATCTCCTTATATGGAAACTCCATTTATAAGCGCTTCTGTTTCAACTACATATTTTGATACATCAATTGAATATGTGCTTGGGCCTGATGTTAAAACAGGAAGTTTAGATTTTCCAATATCAACAGAGTACTATTCGAATATTGCTATCAATAGATATAATAGTCCTGGTACTGGATCTTGGTATGAAGTTTGGCTAGCAACTACTGACGGTCAAAGAATAATAACATCAGTTAGTATGTCTTTGTTTACATTGGATAGCCAATGGGAAACTGGTTCTACTTTACAAATAGGAGGTGGTGGATATGCTGGTAATGTGGATGAATTCCGTTTATGGAGAGTACCTCTACAAAAAAGTAAATTTAATAATCATACTCTATTCCCAGATGCAATTAATGGTAACTCATATACAGCATCAACTTCGGATTTAATATTCCGATTGGATTTTGAATATCCAAAAGATAGAACATTAGATAATAATATTAAAAACGTTGCTATAAATGATGCATACGGAGAACCATATGCATATGCACAAAACTTTTATTCAGCATCAACATATCCTTACCAATATGACCCATATGATAGAACTGTAACTGCAAATGTTCCATCTTCTGGATTTGGATATGGTAATAAGATTAGATTTGAAGACATTGAAATTGAATCTGGTAAAACTTTATCTCACAAAGCAAGAGCAACTAAAAAATCATTTGATAGAGCTCCAATAGATTCAAATCGTTTAGGATTATTTTTCTCTCCAATTAAGGAGTTAAATATGGATATCTTAAAAGCATTTGGTGATTTCAATATTGATAATTATATTGGTGACCCTAGAGATGAATATAAAGATGAGTATAGAGAACTGGATAAATTAAGAGAATACTATTTCCAAAGACTTGATAGAAATATAAATGAATATATTCAACTTGTTAGATATATTAATAAATCATTATTTGATGTATTGGAAGATGTTACTCCTGCTAGAGCAAAAATATCTAAAGGTTTATTAATTGAACCTCACTTTTTAGAAAGAAATAAAACCAAATGGATAAAACCAGTATCACAAAAGTTAGATTATGATAGTAGTATAAATGTTGATGAGAATAACAAAGTAGATTCTTCATATGAATCAAAAGATGCTGATTTAGATGCAACAAATTTAGTTGTATTTGATAATTCATACGATACATATGATACATCTTTGGATGCTACCGAAATTATCAATTTAGATGCAACAAATCCAAACTACGAATCAACAATAAATGCTATACCTGATAATTTAATAGAATCAACTTATCCAACATATCCACCAACTGGTTCGGTTAATATACAATGTTATTTTGAAGC